GCTAAAGGCACACAGCCGAAGCCGAAGAAATGCCCCATCTGCACTACCGAATACATCCCCCGAAGTTCTCTCCAAAAAGTCTGCCACAACTACAAATGCGCCATTGCGTTCAACAAGAAACGCGATGAAGAACTTGCTGCGCGTGAAATACGCAAGCAGGAGCGACTACAGCGCGATGATTTGCGGCGACGAAGGGAAAGGCTTAAGGGTAAATCGGATTGGAACAGAGAGGCTCAGGCAGCGGTTAATAAGTTCATCTTCTGGCGCGACTATGGCGACCCATGCATAGCCGGCGGTAAGCCACTCAACTACGGAGTACGCGGCGGGGCAGTAGACGCCAGTCACTACCGAGCGCGAGGCGCGGCACCATGGCTCCGCTTCAATGTCTTCAACAATAACGCTGGATGCGTTCACTGCAATCGTGACCTGTCAGGAAACCTGATCCCCTACCGAATAAACCTCATCGAGAAGTTTGGCCTGCACAGGGTCGAGCGCATCGAGCATGACAACACCGTTCGCAAATTCGATATCGAGTACCTGAAGCGAGTGAAATCCATATTCACGCGCCGGGCACGCCATTACGAGAAATTGCGTAAACGTCAGATGGAGTATGCAGCATGACCGAATACCTCAGAGAGAAGTGGCAGAAACTCCGCATCTACAAAAGGCGCGGCGGCTTTGCAGTTGATTACCTGATACTCAGGAATATGTCGAAGATGATGGGGGTGAAGCATGCAGTCTGACACCTTAGCTCAACTTGCGCTGGTAATGCGTAAATCAGACCTGAAGAAGCAATACCTTAAGCCGGTAAAGCTTATCACTCCGCTTCAATCAGCCTGGGTAAGGTGCCTGCTCGATATGTGGGGCGAGAAGTATGGCGGCTATGTGGGGCCTGACGGCGGGAAGGTGAGTGTTATCGGCCGGCTTATGATCCGCAAAGAATGGAATGACCGGGAGTCAGAGCGAATTATGGAAGTCGTCGAAAACCTCCATAAGCAGGGATACCGCGGCGATGAGTTATTCATCAAGGCAAAGCAAATCATCAACCCACAGAATTCAGTCAGCAATCTTCTCGACCGCGCCAACGAACAGGAAGACGCCGACTTAGTTGAATCTGTTATCTGCCGTATCTTTGCACCAAACAATCCGATCCGACATGTGGCAATTAAATACTACTGCGAACGCAAATGCGCGCAAGATATTGCCTTTGAGCTGTCCCGTCTGACCGGAATCCATATTGAGACCAGCCGAAAGCGAATTAGGTGGTGCCGTGAGTTACTGGAAGCATCCCTATATCACGCTATAAAGCAGGAACTGAATGGGATAAATCACAAAAATGCTGCTTAAATGCAAAAAGTCGTAAAATCTATTTGATAACGAGACGTGGACCTGGTACATTTCTGTTATGCTCGGGACAGAAGTCGTTGAGCAACAGAATTAAGTCAGTTCCATCGATTTGTGATAGTCAAAGCGCCCTGCGGTCTCACCAACTGCGAGGGCGTTTTTAATTCTGCACAACAGATAAGCGCAATCCATGACGCCGGAGCCAGCGGGTGATATTTCCCCGGAAGGCATGGGATATAGGGGATTGCGCTTTTCGTTGTGGTGAATACTGGCTTCCTTGAAATGGAGTCGGAGATAAGCACCGGCCCACCACAATATCTGAGCCGAATAACCTTACATAATCGGCTCATACCCTCCCGGGGATAAACATCACCGCATACCCTATAGCGGGTAAGTAACATTACTAAACTATTTCAAGGGGTCGCCATTAGGGCGGCCTTTTTTCATTTCAGCGCCCAATGGATTTCCTCACACTTCATCCTGTGTCTTTTACGCGGGCGCTTTTTTCTACGGTGGATATCCGCAAACGCGGGATTCTCATTGTGATCAACTAAGGCTGCGTCGGGCATTAGACGGCGGGAAAGCTCGGGAACGTTTCTCAGGTGACAGTGGGAAGTTTAACCGGGCTTGTTCTGTTCACAATGTCATCAATTCCTAAACAGGATAAGTCCCCGTATCAGGGGGTAGGAATGCGTCGCATGCCATATAAATCAGATCCGGGCTTATTCGCCGCCATGATCGCCCTGGGGATGACAGTCCTCGGTTCGATAGCGGCATACGCCTACAAGGTATTAAGCGGGGACGCCTTCAGTTGGCGCACCCTGTGTCTTCAGATGATCGTCTCCGTGTTTGCCGGTTTCCTCATGATGCTGCTCGCCATTTACTGGCAGTGGCCGCAGGAAGTCACCGGCGCAATCTGTGGTATGGCTGGCTGGTCCGGCTCATCTCTGATTAAAACCCTTGAAAAGCGTTTCCTGCAGAAAGCTTCAGGAGATTCGGGAGTTGCTGAATGATGACCAGAGACCAGTTTAAAAAGGCTGCATCTATTTCTGATGCGCTCGCCAGCCGGTGGTATCCACACGTTCTGGCTTCAATGAAAGAGTTCGGCATTGATACATCAAAGCGCCAGGCTTACTTCATTGCACAGGTTGGTACGGAGTCAGGCGGGTTCACTGTAATCAGGGAAAGCCTGAACTACTCAGTTGCCGGACTGGCAATCTTCGCATCCCGTCTTACTGCTGCACAGCGTGAGCAGCTCGGCCGCAAGTCAGGTGAGCCAGCCTTATCGCAGGAGCGGCAGGCTGCCATTGCCAATATCGTTTACGGTGGACGCTATGGTAACAACCTGAATGGAGATGGCTGGAAATATCGTGGGAGAGGGCTGAAACAGGTTACCTTCCGCGATAACTACGCAGCCTGCGGTAAAGCATTAAACCTGCCGCTTCTGGCTAATCCCGATTTACTGCTGGAAGACGTCAATGCCGCCCGCTCGGCTGGCTGGTTCTGGCAGGCTAACGACTGCAACCGCTTCGCCGATGCATCTGACGTGACCGGGCTTACCCGCCGTATTAATGGCGGCACAAACGGCCTGGCAGATCGCATTGCGCGCACACGGATTGCAGAGCAGGTGCTCCTATGACAGGTAAAGCGAGAATGGCGAGATATCGCCGGTTCATCCCCGTCATCTTCTCGGTAATCATCATCGGTTTCGTTGGCAAGCTCTGGTATGACAATGCCAACCTCACAGAGAGCAACAACCGTCTGCGTGAGCAATTCATTCTGGCGAATGAGCGGAATATGAAGTTTGCTGAGGGCTTAGGGCCGATTACGAAGCGACTCGATAGCCTGGCAACAACGCTCGATGAAGAAAGCCGCAGGCGCTCTACCGCCGAGACCCGAGCTAACTCATTGCAGAAAGAAAACGAGTTCCTCCGCTCCAGCAAGCAGTGCTCAATAGCAATCGATCCTAGTGCTGTTGATAAAGCTAACAAGGATGGCGGGACGGTGATAATTCAGGCTGCGCCGGTAGGTGAGTAATGAAATGGCTGGCTGATAACTGGAAGGTGCTCGCAACAGCGGCATTAATTCTGCTCTGTGCTGGTATGGCTAAAACAGCCAGCTACTATCACGGCAAGTTTGTTTCTGCGGACAGCCTGGCAACTGAGCGTCAGGAAACCATCACCGATATGCAGCGCCGACAGCAAAGTGTCGCTGCTCTGGATGCGAAATACACTAAGGAGCTAGCTGATGCTAAAGCGACTATCGATCAGCTGCATGATGATGTTACTACTGGCAAGCGTCGGCTGCAGCTCAACGCCACCTGCCAGAAACAATCCTCCTCCGGCACCAGCGGCGTGGGCGATGATTCCACCGCAAGACTTACAGCAGATGCTGAACGGAATTATTGGCGTCTCAGAAGTGGAATCTCAACCATCACCAACCAAGTGACCTACCTGCAAGATTACATCAACAGAATTTGCCTGAAATAGGAGGCGTGATGCTGACGCAAGGTAAATTGAAAAGCCTTTTGAGTTACTCCCCTGAAACGGGCTTATTTCACTGGCAGTCAGAAAAGACAAATGCAATACAGCCTGGCGACTTGGCCGGATGGAAAGATGAGCAAGGCTACTGGCGTATAACCATCGACGGTCATGATTATCGCGCTCATCGACTGGCTTGGCTTTATATGCATGGGTTCATGCCTGATATGGTGGACCACAAAAATCGCATAAGGAGCGACAATCGAGCATCAAATCTTCGCCAGTGCAACGCCTCCCAGAACGCAATGAATCGAAAGACTCAGGCAAATAACAAGTCGGGAGTGCCGGGTGTTATCTGGAACAAGCGAGAGAAGAAGTGGAAAGCATTCACTAAGTCCAACGGCAAACAAATTTGCCTCGGCACTTACGCTGAGAAGGATGATGCTATCCGAGCCAGAGAAAGCCATTGCCAGCTCGCTCATGGTGAGTTCTACGCTAAACCACATGCAGCATGAGTATGCCTTTCACCCTCAGAGAGCGAATCGACCAGCATGGACAGATAACTATCCCCGGCCTACCAAAGTGACCATCACAAGGCGCATTTACGAGTGCGCCTGATGATGAATCCACTAACAAGGGATAACCATGACTACCGAGCAATTTGCATATTGGCTTCAGGGATTCTGTGAAATCCATGGCGCACCACCAAGCGCAGAGCAGTGGGAGATGATTAAAAAACACCTTCAAACCTGCTTCGTGAAAGTTACCGGAGAGCCAGGACAAAAGATTAGTTATGGCGTGCCCAAGGAATGGTTACTTACCACATCAGATCCTCGCTTGATGAAATCTCCATCAGTCATCACATGTTGAATCTCTCCGACAAGGGATAACGGTTAGCCACGCTGTGAAGCGTTGCGAAGCTGGCTCATAGAATGAAGAGGCGATATGGCAACTTGCACATTAAGTATGAAAATGACGTTCCGTCCTTACATGAAGCCAGTCCTGATTATTGCTGCACTGACCGACTCAAAATGGTTAACGGACATCTGCTTCAAGAAAGAAATCGTAAAGGAAGGCCAGGAGGTTGAGCTGCATGGCTGACACCTACCGCATCACCGTTACCACGAAGTCAGGCGAAACTCACGAAGGCCTGATGAACCGATCACAGCCTGAGATGGTTAATGGCTTCATTGGTGTTGCAAGGGAAGATGGCTCATGGGTTTACCTGGCACCGGATGACGTGCTCAAGAGGGAATACGTGCCGCACGAGCCTGACACAATCAAATAGGAATAATTATGGCATCACCAGATTGGGAGGCCATCGAGTCGGCTTACCGGGCTGGCTTGATGTCAGTAAGGGCGATTGGTGAAAAGCATGGCGTTAACCATGCCACCATCCTCAAAAGAGCAAACAAAGAAGGCTGGCAACGTGACCTGACAGAGCAAGTCAGATCGGCCGTTAAAGCCAAGGTAACCAAATCGGTAACCAGCGGCGGTAACCAGTCACCAGTGGTTACTGATGCGCAGATTGTTGACCAGGCATCAGACGAAGCTGCCGCTGTAGTGATGGCTCACCGTGAGGGGTTAGCAGCATGGCGTGGCATTACCAACAAGCTCCGCGACTTCCTCGAGGATGCTGAAATCACCGAAGACAATCACGCCTCAATGTCACGCTCAATCACTGCCGGTGTCGATGCTCAGATTAAGGTGATCAACGCCGAGCGTAAGGCCTACAACCTCGATAGCGAGGAAGGCAATAAGACGGTCGATGACCTGTCGAATCTGATGGATTCATTGTCTCAGGGGGCTTAATGAAACCTGAGTACATCAAGCTGCTATCCGATAAGGACTGGCGGCTGAATAATCTGTACTGGATAACCGACAAAGAGGGTAAGCCTCAGCGATTCCGGATGACACCAGAGCAGCTCGAGTATTTCGAGGGCATGCACACTCGCAACATCATCCTTAAAGCACGTCAGCTTGGCTTCACCACAGAAGTCTGCATTATCCAGTTGGATGCGGCACTGTTCGAAGCTGCTAAGTGCGCCCTGATCGCCCACACCCTGAACGATGCAAAGCGGCTCTTCCGCGAAAAGGTGAAATACGCCTACGACCGCCTTCCAGCAGAAATCAGGGCGGCCAATCCGGCGAGCAATGATTCGGCGGGAGAGCTGGTATTCAAAAAGGGCGGGTCACTCTACGTCAGCACATCATTCCGTGGTGGTACGCTGCGTTTCCTGCACGTTTCCGAGTTCGGAAAGATATGCGCCAAGTTCCCCGACAAAGCCCGTGAGATTGTTACTGGTGCATTTGAAGCGGTATCCAGCGATTGCTTCACTACCATTGAGAGTACGGCAGAAGGGCGGGCCAGTTACGTCTTTGCTTATTGCCAGACTGCTGAGAAAGCCCAGTTGCAGGGTAAGACGCTTTCCAATCTCGACTGGAAGTTTTTCTTCTTCTCCTGGTGGAAGAATCCACTGTATGCAATTGACCCCGTAGAGCCTCTACCGCAACGCCTCGACGATTACTTTGACGATATCGAGCAGAAGCATGGCGTCATTCTCAATGATCGCCAGAAAGCCTGGTATTACGCCAAAGAGAAGACTCTCGGCGATGACATGAAGCGTGAGTACCCATCAATTCCGGCTGAAGCATTCGAGCAGTCAGTTGAGGGGGCTTATTACGCGAAGCAGTTCCGCTGGCTATACACGAATAAGCGTGTTGGTGAGCTGCCTGATAACTCGCACCTGCCTGTCCATACCTTCTGGGATATCGGCGTAGGCGCCTCAACGGCCATCTGGTTCGTGCGCATCGTTGGCGAGGAGTATCACGTCATCGACTACTACGAGAACCGCGGAGACG